TTTCCGTGCTCTTGTAATAGCAACAAACTTCAGACAATATTCACTATAAATCGCTTCTTCAGTTATAGCATGTGTACTTGGAATAAGACCCTGGTTCAAGAAGAACACTCTATCAGCCTCAAGTCCTTTTGACTTATGGATAGTACTTAATACAATACCTTCAGTTTCGTCTGTATAAATTCGTTTGATATTGTTTTCAAGACTTTCCATGTTATGCCATACACAATATAATCTCTGTAGGATTAAACACTTTTCAACAAGGTTTAAATACGAAGAATTATTAATTGCTGCAGAATGAGACAAACCTTTTTCTTTTAGACTTTCAAGTTTTTCTTCTTTAAGCCTTTCGAGGTCATCAATCCGGTCTATCTTATCAATAAGTGCACATAATGCATTACCAAAGTCTCTCCCTTTAATCGTAGCCTTCTTACCTTCTTTAAGAAGTTCAACGAACACTTCAGTTAGAGGAAGATTGTTCCTACATAATATAAAGTCGCCTACTTGAGCTTCTTGATATTCACCATTTCTCACAATACCGTCAATTGCATTAGGTGCAGCTTCAATCCCTAATGAGAATACCTTCTTAGCTTCTTCTACAATTTTCTTAGCACAACGATATGTTATATCTAACGGCAACACTGCTGTGTTCGGCATATTTTGCAGAAATCTAAAATTCGATACACTGGACCCAGAAAATTGGTAAATACACTGTTTTTCGTCGCCCACGAAAATTAATCTACCGAATTTTGGCTTGATAAATTGTTGAGTCAACTCTCTTTGTAATACATTCTGGTCTTGAACTTCATCTAAAAACACAACGTCGTATTTAGGGAAATCTTCATTATCGAGTAATGTGTATGGTAACCATAACATATCAGTGAAATCCATCTGGAATTCTTTATTTCCATTGATTTTTAACGCACTCTTACTCCATTCAAACTCAATCTTTTGAATATCTTGAATCATCCTATCGCGGAACTCAATGTCTTTTTCGATACATAGATAAGGAATATCTTTTTCGTAATCGACCAACAAGTTCATTCTAATTGTATTCCATATATCCTGGAGTTCGAATAGATATCTCATTTGTTGTTTATAGGGTACTTCTTTAATATCTAACATTTTTCTTGCTAACTGGAAGCACTTATTCTCATTCAATTTCATCTTAAATGAAAAATTATAGAATAATACTTTCAATCCTTTCGCATGAAAAGTGTTGACTTCAATCCTTTCAGGAACTTTCAACCTGAGTTCTTCAGCGATACTTTTATTGAATGCCATAAACAAAACTTTCTTTCCTGGAGCTGTCCTTTTACAACATTCAATAATAGTACTCGACTTACCTGCTCCTGCTGTGGCACTTATAGCAATATTCTTTCTTGTCTGTTCATATGTATCGAATATGGCAAGTTGTCTATCACTCCAGTTCATAACTCTATCGGTTGCGTTGAAATAAGTTGTTCTATGTAGTTGGTCAATGCTTTATAATCTTTATCCCGGTGCATAAACATCTTCTTCTTGAGTACACTTATCACATCACCGAACTTGAAACCTTCATATTCAACAACTCTATTATAATCAATCTTCTCTACGACCCATACATCCACATAAACTCCTAAAATCATGATACGATAATGTCCATCAAGTTTTTCATACAAAAGCTTGATAGAATCATCTTGCTCGTGCACCAACTTATCCATAGTCTGTAACGCAGCTAATGTTGATTTATCAGGATTTTCAAGTTCGATATCCAAATCATGTGGCTTAACTTTAAATCCATGTACATACATTGCCATACTTCCACCTACTACAATATTAGTGCCTTTGAATGTGTTACTAAATATTGTCAATACTTTAATCATTTTTTCGTAATTGTTCATAATTCTTCAATTTTATCAGGTTCATAATATTCAAAATTCTTATAATCAGCCAAAACATCTGCAACTGCGTTTCCATATACAATAGGGTCAGATAAGTCAGTTCCATGTCCTCTTGTCCACTTCAACCTTACTCTCATCTTCTTACTTTTGTAAATTATATCCGCCACTTTTTTCCATAAATCGACATTAGCACAACCTTCCCAATTGTTTTGAATATAGGTGAACAATTTCTTAGTACCATTCACAACATATTCACTGTCACTCCATATAGTCACATTTGATGGTTCAGATTTATTTACAGCTTCTAATGCAGAAAGAAAAGCTCTCAATTCGCATCTACTTATAGTAGTGTCACAATATCCTTTTGATATGAAATATTCTTTATCGTCACATTGTATATAAACACCAATGCCACCCTTACGAATTTTCCAATTGCAACTACCATCTGTAAAAATGATTATATTCCTTCTTTCCATACCTAAAGATACCAACTTTTTATCTGTTATTGACCAATAGATGCTTTATATTTCTTCAATAAAGCCATATCAAGGGACACGTTTTCACTTGAAGAGACATTTTCAATACCTTTGTTTATAGCGTTAGTGACAAGTGTCTTTTCGTCCAAGATTTCCTTTATCCTTATATCAATAGTATCTTGTGACATTATATAATACACATTAGTACTATTCTTCTGTCCCATTCTATCTAATCGTGCTATTGCTTGTTCAAGATGAGAAGGTCCATTAGGATATTCAATGAATATCATATTACTACATACTTGCTGGAGTCCATCTACTCCAGTTGATAATGTAGCAATATTCGCAAACAAAAATTGTTTACTTTTCTTCCATCTCTCAACTCTCGCCATCTTTTCTTCTGTAGAAGTCTGACCGATAATAAGTTCACTATCCTTTTTGAATTCTTTATGTAATTGTTCCAATGGCTCTGTGAGTGTTCCAAAAACCAACACTTTCAATTCTTCATCAGCTTCTTTCCAATCTTTCAAGAATTGGATTATAAACTTCAATTTGCCTTTTAAAGATAATTTCTTCAAATTAGCAATTCTCACGAGATGTTCTGCTCTTTTAGCACGTTCTGCTGCTTCAATATCAAATTCTTCAAGATAAGCAATAAGGTCATCTTCTGCTTTCTTATATTCTTTTATGTTGGTAATTGAACTATCTATCACCTGCTCTATCACTTCAGGTAGTTCAGTCAATACTTCATCTTTATTTTTTCTGAAATAACAATAGTGTTTTATTATCTCGTATAATTCAGAAGTATATGATGCACCAGTAGAATCAAGTCCAAACCTTGTCATCCTTGCATTGCAATATCTATAGAGGAAATACTTCAAGTCAGGGAATATATCGAATCTGCCTATTATCTTCAGGATATTGATTAGTTCTTGAGGACGATTCATTACGACAGTACCACTCAAAGCATATACTTTATTGGCCTTTTCAACTATCTTCATCACTGCTTTTGAACGTAATGATTTAGGATTTTTACACAAATGAACTTCGTCTAATATCACAGCTCCCCATTTCTTTGAAAGAGACCTTGTGTACCTTAATTGTATATCGTTCTTGGATTTTCCTCTTTTATAGAGATAATCGTAATTTATCACAGTCACATCAGCTTTCCAATCTGTATTCTCACTATCTTTAGAATCTATGATATGAACACTTCTTTTAGGATTCCATCTATTCCATTCTTTCAACCAACTTGACTTGACTGTAGATGGACATATGATAAGACATGGAAATAAAGAGTTTCGACACACAAAAGGCTCTGTGAAGTTTTACCGAGTCCCATCTCACAACCATTGATACAGTTACCGTGATTTATCATATATGTTATACCTTCTATCTGATATGGTCTTGGTATCATTGGAAAGTTCAGATACTCAACCATCTCTTTAAGAAGCTCCTCGTCAATCATCTTATGAATAGGTTTAAGCTCTATATCACGAGGTTGAATCACCTTTTTATTCACAAATCCATTCACTTCAAGAAATCCTTTGAACTTCGAAGAATTCTCTAAATTCAACTGTGTATACCATTCTTTAGTTGCTGGATTATAATGACATTTGAACTTTTTCATTTCAGCAACTAAATATGGACGATATTCAAAACCTATCCACAACCAATCTTTATCTCTATAATAATATCTCATTTTCTTTAAACTAAAATAGAGGAACTGTGTTTCACAACAAAATTCCTCTTAATCGATTTATATTAACTAAAAGCACTCAAAACTCAACTTAAAAACTTTTCTTTAAATTCTTGCATCGTAAAAATAGGTACTCCTAATGATTCAGCCTTTTGTTCTTTAGTCGAACCACTACCTCTTTCTTTTACGACTAAACAAGTAGTCTTCTTACTAACTGAAGAACCAATCTTATGACCTTGCTCTTTCAATTTATTCTCCCAATCTTTATTCCTGAAACCGGTAAATACAACCGTCATTTGTCCTTCAAAAGATTTTTCCTCAAGACCATAATAAGTTATAGGAATATGTGCAGAGTCATCGTCGTTCACCCACCAATCTTCAATACCTAAAACAAATGCTAAAGCTGTATTAAATCCGACACCTTCAACTTTGTCTTCAATGTCAGCCGCCC